TTACTTCCACTAACTTTAGTACAGCAACTTCAATACAAAAGTTTGTAAAAGATTCTATTAACAGAGCATATTTTGATATAGCAAATGAGAATCCAGAATTTCCTTGGTTAGCCACTTTAACATCAGGTCATGATACAGACGACTATGGAAATAGTTTTGTAGATACTGTAGTAGGACAACGCTGGTATTTTTTAAAAAAACATTCAAGTGGTTCTCATGGAACAGCTAAAGATTTTGGCAGGGTAGACTGGGATAACTTCTACATGACTACAGAAGATGTAGGTACTTGCTCTACGGTAGGGGTTTGTTCTAACGCCTCATATACTACAGCAGCAACTTGTGTAGCAGCAGATGCAACTTGGACTGACTATGATTCAAGTTCTGCATGTACAGCAGCAAGTGCTACTTGGACAGCTACACACACTTCACCACACGAAAGAAATACTTTAAAGTTTGTAAGTGTAGATAACTGGAGAAAATATCACAGAGAGTCTGATGATAGTGAAAAAGACACAGCAACATATTCTAAACCTTCAAGAGTATTAATGTCTCCAGACGGTAGAAAGTTTGGTCTTTCTCCATTACCTGATAAAGTATATAGAATTTATTTCTTTTCTTGGGAACAGATAGTAGAGCTAGCAACACATTCAGATACAATATTATATCCAGAACAATGGGTATCTGTCTTGTTAGCAAGAGCTAGATACTATGTTTGGCAGTTTAAAGAAAACACAGAGCTTTCGGCTATGGCTTTACAAGAATATAATAAAGGCATAAGGCTAATGCAAGCTTATTCAGGAAACCCTCAACCGTCTACTATGACGGATGATAGAGTAAGGTTTGTATAAAAAATGGCAGTAGAACAAGGAGTATCAATTTCAATTGGAGGAGGTCTTGATAAGACTTCATCTTCTTATGAATTATTTAAAACTCCCGGAAGTGCTACACGACTAAAAAACTTTGAAGCTTCTATTGATGGTGGATATAGAAGAATTAATGGATATAGAAAATTTTTAAAAAGTCCTGTTGTTAGCTTTACTATAGTTAATGGCGGAGCTGGTTATTCAGTAGGAACTTCAGCAAGCATAACAGATTCAGAAAATAACGGTACTGGTGCTACAGCTTCAGTAACAGTAAGCAGCGGAGTTATAACAGGAATATCTTTAACTGCTGCGGGTTCTGATTATCAGATACCACCAACAGTTACTCTTTCCGGTTCATCTCCTACTACTAAAGCCGAAATAACAGTAAACTTAAATTCGTCAACAACTCCTACTGGAGGAACAACCCCTATTACAGGCTTGTATTCTTATGAAGAAGGCTTGTGGGCATTCCAGAATGGTAATATATATTGGACAGAAAATGGTTATTCTTGGACACAAGTAAATAAAGATTATGGTTCTCCAGCTTCTGGTAGTACTACAACCCAGCAAACAACCGAAGAAGCTAATCTTGTGTGGACAGCTGATTGGGCTACTGCAGCTCAATTAAGTTCTGCCACTACAGTAACTTTAAACACCACCGCACGTTATCAATTCTCAGAGTATATTCCTACAGGAGTTCCAGACGCTAGAATTACTTGTGCTAATGGTGCAGACCCTGTAGCTTATATAGAAACAAAATTAGTGAGTGGAACAAGACAGTTTAAATTTCAAAGAGGTTTATATAAAGCTTATGGACTCTCTACATCCACCCCAGTTTTTGCAGACATACCCAAGCCTCAATATACAGTAGTTCATGAAGACCATACTATTTTAGGCGCTTGGTCAACAAAACCAGAAACAATTTATTATAGTACTCGTTATAGTGACATAGATTTTACAGGTGCATCCGCCGGTTCTATAAATATTGGTGATAAGATAACTGGTCTAAAGACTTTCCGTGAGCAGATAATTATATTTGGTGTTAATAGTTTAAGCAGACTAATAAACATTCAATCTAATAGTACTATAGCAATAGAAGACATAACTAAAAACATAGGTTGTGTGGATGGTTTCTCGATAGCTGAGATTGGTGGTGACTTAGTATTCTTAGCACCTGATGGAATAAGGACAGTTGCTGCAACAGCCCGTATTGATGATATTGAACTATCTTCCATATCCCATAAAATATCTCCACTAATAAGTAGTATAGTAAATAATCTTGAAGACTATGATTTATCTACCGCTGTTATAAGAACACAGAATCAATATAGGTTATTTTACTGTAAAGCTACAACAGGTCAGGTATCTCAAAAAGGAATTATAGGAACATTTAAAATAAGTCCTCAAGGTATCCCAGTTTGGGAGTGGTCAGAAACTCAAGGAATAGCAGTATCTTCAATTTCTTCAGGTTTTGAAACTAACGATACTGAAGTAACACATCATGGAGATTACGATGGCTTTGTGCATTTTCACAATAAAGGTGATAACTTTAATGCTTCTAAAATAAGAGCAGAGTTTAAAACACCCGATATTGATTATGGTGATATAGGTATTAGAAAGACATTGCACTTTACTAAGTTGTCTATAAAGCCAGAAGGAACAACAGACATAGACTTAGATGTAAGATATGATTTTGAAGATGCGGGAGTTTCCCAACCAGCAACATTTGTAGTTGGTTCTATATTAGAGCCTTCTCTCTTAGGAATTGCAGTTTTTGGTCTATCTAAATTTGGAACTCCAGAAGTTCCTATGAAAAGAATTAACTTATTGGGAAGCGGTTTCTCAAACAGTTTTAAATTTACAAGTAATGATACATACCCTCCTTACTCAATTCAAGGTTTGTATGTTGACTTAATACCTTCAAGCAGGAGATAAACAATGGCGAATCCGTACACTAGACAATCCTCATTTTCAGATGGCGATACAATTAATTCGGCATTATTTAATGATGAATACGATTTATTAGTTCTAGCCTTCAGTACTTCTGGACATACTCACGATGGCTCTACTGGAGAAGGCGCTCCAATAACTAAGCTTGGTCCAACACAAGACATTATTGTAGCTAGTAACTCTATTTTACCTAAAACAAATAATGTAGTTGATTTAGGTTCTTCTTCTAAAAAATTCAAAGACGCTTATTTTTCTGGCAATGTAAACGTAGATGGCGTTGTTACGCATAGTGGTAACATGACAATTGGTAATGCGGCAACAGACACACTTACAATTAATGCTACAATACAAGGAAGCTCATTAGTATTTGAAGGAGCTTCTGCAAATGCACATGAGATGACATTAGCAATTCCTGATGTTTCTGCAGACAAAACAATTACTTTTCCTAATGCTACAGATACGTTAGTAGGTAAAGCAACAACAGATACATTAACTAATAAAACATTAACTGCTCCAGTAATATCTTCTATAACAAATTCTGGAACAATTACTTTACCAACTTCTACAGATACATTAGTAGGTAGAGCAACTACAGATACATTAACTAATAAAACTTTAACTAGCGCTGTTTTAACAACCCCTGTTTTAAATACTAGTGTTAGCGGCACAGCTTTTTTAGATGAAGATAACATGGTATCTAATTCAGCAACTAAAATAGCGTCTCAACAATCTATTAAAGCTTATGTAGACGGTCAAACAACAGACTTAACTGCTGAAGGCTCAACTAATTTATATTACACAAACGCAAGAGCTGATGCAAGAATAGCAGCTAATCTAATTGATGAAGACAATATGTCATCTAATAGTGCTACACGACTTCCATCACAGCAGTCTGTTAAAGCTTACGTTGACGCGGAAATAGCAGCAGTACCTGTTGGAGATGTAACCTCTGTTGTAGCTGGCACAGGTTTAACTGGTGGTGGAACTACTGGTGATGTAACAGTAAATGTTATAGGTGGTACAGGAATAACAGCAAACGCAAATGATATAGCTATTGATTCAAGTGTAACAACTTTAACAGGCACACAAACTTTATCCGCAAAAACTTTAACTAGTCCTGTATTAAACACGGGAGTAAGTGGAACAGCAGTTAAAGATGAAGATAACATGTCTTCAAATAGTGCAACTCATTTAGCTACACAGCAATCTATTAAAGCTTACGTTGATGCTCAAACAGACCAGAACTTTACTAATGCAGACCATACTAAATTAGACGGTATTGAAACGGGTGCAACAGCTGACCAAACCGCCGCGCAAATAAAAACGCATTTAGAAAATGGCATTGATAGTATTCACTATGTTGATGGAAGTATTGATGGAGTTCATATTGCAAGTAACGTAGCATTAGGTGGAAGCCCAACTACAACTACCCAAGCTGAAAGTGATGACAGTACAAAGATAGCAACAACAGCTTATGTTGTTGATAAGATTACTACTCTCATTGGTGGTGCTCCAAGTACATTAAATGATTTAAATGAATTAGCAGCAGCTATCAATGATGATGCTAGTTATAACTCAACTCTGACTACTGCCCTAGGTACAAAACTTCCGAAAGCTGGCGGGGCAATGACTGGCAATATTACTATGGCTGGTTCACAAACAGTTGATGGTAGAGATTTATCAGTAGACGGCGCAAAGTTAGATGGTATTGAAGCAAGTGCTACAGCAGACCAAACAGCTGCACAAATTAAAACTCATTTAGAAAACGGAATAGATAGTGTTCACTATGTAGACGGTTCAATTGATACTGTTCACATAGGTGATGACCAAGTCACAGCTGATAAACTTGCTAACTCAATCAACACAGCAATTGCAGCTAACACAGCTAAGACAGGTATTACTTCTGGACAGACAAGCGCTATAACAGCCAACACAGCCAAAGTAACTAATGCTACTCATAGTGGTGAAGTAACAGGAGCAACTGCTCTTACGATAGCTGACAATGTAGTAGATGAGGCTAACCTTAAAGTAAGCAATGCACCTAGTAATGGTTATGTTTTAACAGCTCAGTCTGGCAATACTGGTGGAATGACTTGGCAAACAACGGCAGAAGCTTTGCCTTCTCAAACCGGAAACTCAGGTGAGTTCCTAACAACAAATGGAAGTGCAGCAAGCTGGGCAGTAATAGCTACAGGAAATACAACCGCTAATGGATTATGGGAACACTCAAATACAATAGCATCTAATTATTCAATTGCTTCCGGAAATAATGCAATGACTGCCGGACCAATTACAATTAATTCAAACATAAGTGTGACCGTACCATCGGGCAGCACTTGGGTAATCGCATAGGAGATATAGATGGCTAAAGTAAAAATTACAGGACACGCATCAGGAAGTGGTGTCATTACAGTCACAGCTCCGAATACGAGTACAGATAGAACAGTAACATTACCCGACTCAACAGGCACTTTACTTGATACTACAAGTGGTTTAGATGCTACAAAGTTATCAGGCAATCTTCCAGCCATATCAGCAGCTAGTTTAACCAATGTACCTAAAGATGCAACAGTTGGTGGTAGAAAGAATCTTTTTATTAATGGTGGTTTTGATGTATGGCAGAGAGGAACAACCCTAGCTGGTGCAACTAGCTATCTTGCAGATAGATGGTACAACGGAACA